ATGTTTGATTTTTCTGATAGCGGCGTTACTGTAACGGCTATGCTCGATAATAGAAGAGCTAATAAGGAAGGGTTATTTCCTATTAAAGTACGGGTTACTTACCAAAGGGAGAGAAAATACTATTCTACTGGAAAAGCTCTATCTATTGAAGACTGGGAAAGATTAGCAGATGCAAAAAGTAAACGGCTCTCAGGTATTAAAAATGCAGTACAAATTGCTTCGGATAAAGTTAAGGATGAAGTTAAGGATTTAATCAAAAATGATTATTTCTCTTTTGACAATTTGAATAAACGGTTAGGAAATTCTTGGGGAGACACCGTTAACAGTGCTTTTAAGGTCCGTGTTGCAGACTTATTCAATGATGGGAAGATAAACACTTCTAGGTGGTATAAGGATGCTTTAAATAGCTTTGTTAGGTTTGGCGGGGAAAATATAAAATTCAATCAGATTACGGTGGATTGGCTTAAACGCTACGAACAATATCTATTAAACAAGAGCTATAGTTACACAACAATATCAATGCACGCCAGGGCCTTGCAAACAATTATGAATGAAGCAAAAAATGCTGGAATTACTAAGGTAGCACGGCATCCATTTGGGAAAGGTAAATATGAAATACCAGAGCATTCTGGCCGCAATATGGCACTTCCTCTAAAAGATATTGGTAGGATTGCTAATTATGATTGTGTACGCCCCAAAGCTAGGCTAGGAAAAGCTATTTGGCTATTTAGTTATCTCTGCAATGGTGCCAATATTGCCGATATTTGCAGATTTAAGTTTTCTAACATACAGAACAATGAGATTTGTTTTTACCGGAAAAAGACTACGGCAAAATCAAAAAGAAAAAGGTTAATACGAGCGCTTATTACTTCTGAGATGGCAAATATTATAGCAGAATTTGGGAATACGAACAATGGACCAGATACTTATTTATTTCCATTTCTAAAAGGTGGAGAAACGCCAGTAGAAGAACATAAAGCTATTGCTAAAATTCTTGACTTAGTTAATGACCAAATTGAAAAGATTGGCAAAAAGTTAGGGATAGGTCATATTAGCACGTACACGGCCCGGCATAGTTTCGCGAGTGTATTAAAGCGGTCTGGAGCTAATATTGCCTTTATTTCAGAGAGCCTAGGGCATAGTGATCTGAAAACTACTGAAAACTACCTGGCTTCCTTTGAGCAGGAAGAACGGGCTAAGAACGCAGCTTTACTAACTAATTTTTAATTACTATTAGGATGAAGAAATATATAGACGATAAAGGGCTTGAAGTAATTGAGTACAATTTTGTCGATTATTTAAATGGCGATATAGGATGTTGGATAAAAGCTAATAAGAAGTGGATTGAGAAAGATATTAGTTATGCCTACTTGCCAATGGATGAATTAAATAAAATAAAAGCCCAGGCAGAAAAATATTATTGGGAAAAGGTTAATTATTTATTCAAAGAATTTAAAGATTATTTTATAGTGAGATGGAATCGATCTGGCAATCCAGAAAGACTTTTAATGAAGGAAATTGCTAATTATGAAATGCTTCTCTTTAATGAAAAACTTCCTTTGCCATCAATAGTTACAAATCTCACTGGACCCGATCTACTTGGGCCAAGTTACATGCGTTTGATAATCTGGCAGCCATATGTACCAGTAGGTTTTTTTCAAAGATTCGTGCTTGGGAAGGATAAGATAAAAACTAGATACGAGAATGTATATACCACTATGGATATTTCAGATATTCGTGAAAAATATAATAGAATTGTTGAACAAGGTTTAAAAGATTATTCCCGTACGAATTCACCGAAATGTTACATTCAAAGTAATGATTGCCAGTATATACAGGTTGAAGCAATCAATTTATACTATCACTGGTTAAATAATTTTAATAACAAGAAAAATGTTTCTGATGGTCAGCAAACTCCCACCATACAAAACCTAAAGCAAAATAATAACATAGAATCTGACTTATCTAAACCTACTTTACCTCAAATTGCTTTATTATGCATTTATAAAAAAAGACCATTGAACGATAACAATGCCAGTCTCATTGCTAAAGAATATGGGCAAAATTCCGGAGAGAAGTTAATGAGGCATTATGTAGAATACGAAACAGAAAACGATCGCACGGCTTTAGGTATATCTAAAATGGGTAGAAGTGACAGAGTAAAGTTGAAAGATATAAAACAAGTAATTAAAATACTCGAGTTTGAAAAAGCTTGTAGCAAACAAGCAAGGAAAGACTTAGAGAAACTGGAAGATAATAAAAATCAATATAAGAAAAATAGAGACTACTTTTGACCGGTTTTGACCGGTTAGCACTTTTTCATTCATTTACCTTAGCACTATACAATTAAATGTAAGTGTTATGGAATTAATATTAACCACACCAGACGAACTTGAAGCTGTTATTTCTAGGGCTGTAAGTAAAGCTATTAATAAACAATCCCCACAGCTACCTTCTGACCGATGTAATAAAGAAGAGGCTATACAGTTTTTAAATGAACAAGGCTATAAAATAAGTGAATCACGCTTTTATAAATTAACTGCTGCAAACGAACTACCAGCCAAGCGCTTTGGATCCAGACTGGTATTTTCACGAAAAGAACTTATTTCCTGGATTGAATCCCAATTATTAGATAATTCTAATAAACAGGATACCCTTTTGTCTTTAGCGAAGAGTGCTCGAGCGAAACAAAAAAATCGCTAAGGTAATGGAAGCATTAAACGAGCTTTCGCGTCTAGCCTTAAAAAGGAAAAGGCAGCAATACCCATCAGTGCCGGATAAAGGGTTAGTTACTCCCAAATACGGGGATAAAAATGCAAATGAGCTTACCAAGGCAATTTTAGATTACTTCCGGCTAAATGGCGGCTATGCTGTACGCATTAATAGCCAAGGGCAATATAATGAAAAATTAGGCAAGTTTACTAAGGGAACTACAACTAAAGGCACGGCTGATATCCATGGGTGTTTAGATGGTATTCATTATTCCATCGAGATAAAGATAGGTGCTGATAAACAGAGTGATTTTCAAAAAGCTACTCAGGAGCAGGTACAAGCGGCCGGAGGATATTACTATATCGCAACAAACTTTCAGAGCTTCTATGACTGGATTATTACTAAAAAGAAGGGAGGTGTAGCATGCTAGATCATACCTACACCTCCAATAAATCTTTGTTCGGGCAAGACAAAGATACAAAAATTAACCATTTTCTTTCAGCTCTCCCCCACTTGATTTTTTCAGAAACAGGATTGAAAAATATTGCCGGTCGGTTTGGTATTACCCTTGAAGAGCTTAAAGCTCATATTGCAGAATTTGAGAAGGAAAATACCTGGAAGGGAGGACAAAATGGATGATAGAAAATATAAATACAACCCTTCTTTTCAAGATGAGATTCTTGAAAACCCTAATATTGAAGAAGACCAATCTGAAAATTTAAAAACTATCCTTGCAACCCGAGAAAAGTTAAAAGCGCTTAAAGGTGCTGATATCAGGTTTTCAGATCCAGTATTAATCCAGAACGGCAATGCTATAATATTTCCTCACACCATTAATGTTATTCAGGGTCAGGCAGGTGTACATAAAAGTAGATTAGCAGAATATATTTCGGCTGCATTCATCAAACGTCCAAACTGTGATAATAACCTGTTGAATTTTGAAAGACTAAGTCTTTACTCTACTTATACAGTTGTTTATGTAGATACGGAACGAAATTTAACCGAACAGCTACCCTACGCTTTACAGTCCATTCAATTAAAAGCAGGTTATAATAAAGAAGATCACCCAGAGAATTTTGAATACATTTCCTTATTGCAGATAAATAGAAAAGAAAGATTTGCTGCACTTAATGAATATCTTAATTACTTAAAAAAGACTATAACCGATCCCCTTTTTATCGTTTTAGATGTTTCTACTGATTGTATAGAAGATTTCAATAAGACAGATAAAAGTATGGAATTGATAGACTTAATGAATATGGCTATCAATGAACACAATGTAATTTTTCTTTGCTTAATCCATGAAAACCCTGGAAGTGATAAAGCCAGAGGGCATTTCGGAACAGAACTAAAGAATAAGGCATCCACAGTTATTCAGGTTGGTTTTGAAAAAGACGCAAATCAAAATGATACTGATTTAGTTCGGGTTAAATATCTCAAATGCAGAAGTACGGCCCGGCATACTCCCTTTTATATCAAATATTGTAATGAGACTAAAGGGCTAGTATTAGCAGATGAAGGAGAAGTATCAAGCCTGATAAACAATCGAAAGCATAAAGCTGGGACGGAAGATATAATTGAGTTTATAGAAACTTATTTGGGTGATGGTTCCACTATGACCAGGATTGAACTATTGGACAAACTATGTAAGGACTTCAAAGCAAGCCAAAGAACAATTGAGGATAGAATTAAAGAAATAATTAGCTCTGAACAAGAAATTAATAACAATGAAGGGAATCCTTGTACTCTATTTAAAGAGACAAAAGACAAAACGTTATTTTACAGCCTAAAACCATGCTAAATATCTCAAAATCAATCGTTTGCAATTTTGAAATTTCATTTGCAAATCAACTTTGCAACGATTGCAAGTTTGCAACCCCCTATATACCCTATTGCAATTTGCAAATGAAAATCATCACAATGCATGAAACCAAGAAGCTGAATTTTTTAAATAAATATGTGTAAATCCGTCTACTTCTTTATTAGTACATGTTTGCAAGTTTGCAACGGCCTATATAGGGGTTTGCAATTTGCAAATGAGAAATCAACTCTTCACACTATTAATGTATTTTGATATGAACAAGGACCATCAATACATATTAGAGACTGGAAGCCGCAAACATATCTGTATTAATTGCGGCAAAAAAACAGCTGTCAGGTACAAGGATAAGGAAACAGGTGCTTACCTACCTGAACAATATTCCAGATGCGATCGTGAAGTGAATTGTGCTTATCACCTCAACCCTTACAAGGATGGGTTTGCTAAAGCAATAAAAGAAAATAAGGATTTAAGCCGTTTCCTGTTTCCGAGCACTAAGAAAATGGAAATAGGAAACGCTAAAAAGACTGATAAGCCAGTAACATTCATTCCTTTTGATATCCTTAAACAAAGCCGGCACAGTTACGAGCAAAACACTTTTATTCAGTTCCTTACTAAGCTATTTGGAGTTGAAGAAACAAATAAACTGATAGGCAAATATTTCATAGGCACCTCTAATGATTGTTTTCGAAAGGAAACAGGGTATTGGTTAGGCGCCACTATCTTTTGGTTTATCGATATAAAAGGAAGGATACGAGCTGGTCAGGTAAAATTATTTGATGAGAACGGGCATACGGCTAAATACATTAATAGGGAGGGAGATAAAGCTAGTTGTACTGATGGTATCCATACTCCGCTAAAGTGGAGCTATCAGAAAAAAAAGGAGCATCTCCCCGAATGGCTGGCCAATTACATAGAAAGCAAAAAGATATTCTGCTTTTTCGGTGAACATCTGTTAAAAGATAAAACCAAACCCATTGCCATAGTAGAGGCACCCAAAACTGCCATAATTGCCAGCGTTTACCTGCCGCAGTTTATCTGGATTGCCGTTGGAGCTTTATCTTATCTAACCGAAGAAAGATGCAAGGCTTTATATGGCCGTGATGTTATCCTATACCCAGACGTGAATGCTTATGAAAAATGGTATAACCGGGCCTTAGAACTTTCTCATATAGCTAACTTCAAAATATCAGATTACCTGGAAGCCACTTCTACCCAAGAGGAAAGACAGCAAGGAATAGACTTAGCAGACCGTTTAATCCGGTATAACTTCAATGAATATGAATTAATACAAGAATATCCTACACCTATATATCAAGCAGCATAATCTTAAATAAAAATAAAATGAAAATTGTAACAAACAACCCTAAAGAGAATACCCTTGATACTATTTCACTTATAAGTGAAAAATGCTGTCCTACTCTTAATGGTAAAGACTTAAACCTAACCCTTACTCCACTTGAAACTGATATTCTAGTAGATGCGCTGTTCTTTTATCAATCAGCTATGCACATTGAGTTAACTGGTGAGCAGATCACCCGTTTAGAAAGCATCTATAAAAAAATCGGGATAGAAACAGAATATAAAATCTGCTAAACAAATTGTACTTTGAAGAGTAATATACAACTCCTTTCCGTTCGAATAAAGTTACTCTAAAGATTGATTCTTAAGAATTTGGCTAAAAATTACCTTATTCCAATATGTAAATCAGCATAATTTACGTATATTTATTAAAGTTTATCGCTCCTCTCTACCCTATCTATTCTCATTTATTTTATTTTTTGTCTTACTAAGCACTACTCATAAGCTGTGCTGATAAATTGAATAATTGTGGGAAAAGTAACGACCGATTGGATACTCGACACCGGTAAATCACAGGCTAATCTTAGTGAATTAGCCCGTAGTTTAGATGCCTATAATACCACGCTGCAAAAGTCGGGGGATTTAGGCCGTGACCTGTTCCGCGACAGTGTGAAATCTACTCGCGACTTCAACCAGGAACTCGCGCAAGGCACCCGTATCTTCCAGAAAATAGAAACCAGCGCCCAAGCCTTTGAAACCGAGCTAAAAGGGGTCAACAAAGCCTTAGTGGATGCGGGGAAAGCCCAAAAAGGATTAACGGCGGAAGCTAAATACGATAAAATCCAGCAGGAAGCCGCCAAGGTACGCAAGCAAATGCAGGATTTAGGCGATACGACCGAGCAAACCGGTAAGCAAGCCAGCGGGCTAGGCAGTATCTTTAAAGGTGCTCTAGCGGGTGCGGCCGCTTACTTCTCCATTGATGCCATTAAAGGCTTTCTCGGGGGAATAGTAGACACTACCGCCGAATTCCAGAAGTTTGATGCCGTTCTCACCAATACCTTAGGCTCTTCCTCCGTCGCGCAGACCGCCTTAAACACTATTAAGGACGTGGCCGCTACTACTCCTTTCTCAGTAGCGGAACTCACCGAATCTTTTGTTAAACTCGCTAACCAAGGGGTAGTTCTGGCGAAAGATGAAATCATTTCTTTAGGCGATTTAGCTTCTTCAACCGGCAAGAGCTTTGATCAACTGGCAGAAGCTGCGCTGGATGCCATGAACGGCGAGAACGAACGCTTAAAAGAGTTCGGTATCAAAGCACAGAAAAACGGCGAAACGACCATCTTTACCTTTAAAGGGGTACGTACCGAAGTAGAGAACAACGCCGAAGCTATTAATAAATATCTGATTTCTTTAGGCAAAGTAGACGGGGTGGCCGGTTCGATGGAAGCCATATCGGGCACCATTGGGGGGCAATTATCCAACTTAGGCGATACGATAGACGAATTATTCTTAACCATTGGTAATGCTACCTCGGACTTTATTTCGGGTGCTATTTCGGCCTTTGCTTCTTTCGTTAAAGGGGCTACGGCGGCGGTATTGGTGCTCAAAGAAATACCGAAATTCGTTAAGGATAATCAGGTTGCGTTCTACGCGTTAGGGGTAGCTATCCTCGCTTTAAACGCCGCCAATATTAAGGCCGCTGCTACTACCTTGTATCACGCGGCAGTAGAACGGGGCCGGGCCATTGCTACCCAGGCAACCGCCGTCGCCACACGGGTATTAAACGCCGCTTTAACCGCCAACCCGATTGGATTAGTCATTGCCGCGATTAGTTTACTGGTATCGGGCTTAGTGCTTTGGTACAATAAATCCGAGCAGGTACGGGCGGTCACGCAAGGTTTGTTTTCCGCTTTAAAAGCATTAGGTTCTATTGCTATTGATGTATTCAAGGCCATTGCCTTACCTACCCCGGCCAACATTGCCCAGGCTGCTGATTCACTCCGTAATTTTGGTTCCAAAGTATCCGGCGCCTATAACGAAGGCTATAACCGGCAGGCAGCCAAAGATAAAGCAGCCAATGATGCGGCAAAAAACAAAGAAATAGCCGATAAGCTAAAGAAAGAAAAAGAACAGGCCGAGTTTGAAGCCGCGCAAGCCGCCAAAGCTAAAGCGGCAGCCCAGGCCAAAGCCGATGAATTGCGCAAGAAAAAAGCCGATGAAGCTGCCAAAAAAGAAGCCGCTGAACGCAAGAAAGCCGCCGACGAGTTAAAGCGGGAACTGGAAAACCTCGAAAAAGAAACCAACCGAGCCCGCCTGGATATGCTGGATAAAAACAGCAAGGAATACCAACTGGAGCTTTACGCGCAGCGCACCAAAGAGATTGATATTATGGAGGACACCCTTAAACGGCTGGATAAAAAAGCCGGGGGGGATGGTAAACTGGATACCAAACAAATAGAACAAATCAACCTCCTAAGAGAGCAAGCTTTACGGGAGTTTCAGGAAAACGAATACAACGTAGAGCTCGACCACCGTAAGAAATTACTCGACCTGCAAAAAGATTCCGATGCGAAAGAACTAGCTCAAATAGAGCTCAAATACCAGGCGGAAATTGATCTGGCTCACATTGCCCACAACCGGCAATTAGCGGAGGCCTTAGAAGCCGCCAAACAACGAGAACTAGCCCAGGCTAAATTTCGGCAGGCTAGTAACAAATTGGACAAGGAAGAATCCCTGGCTACAGAAACAGCCATTGCCTACAAGGTTGATAACACACAAACGGATTCCATAAAATTAGAACGCGATAAACAGCAAGCCATTCTGGATGTGCAAATAGAGTACGCACAAAAAAGAATGAACTTACTGGAAACGGAGACTGGGGAAGAAACTGCCCTACGCCGTTTAGCTCTAGCCAATACGATAGAGGATTTAAAGAAATCTAAAGCAGATATTCAAAAAGAGCAAAAGCAGGCTGATTTTAATATTATGGCCTTGCTCGGGATTGATGAAGAGGACCGCGCCGCTGTGGAGGAAAGCTTAGGTATCATTGCTGGCTCTATTCAGGATTTTACCGCCAAACAACTAGAAGCCGCCAACGAAACTTTAGAAAAGCGCCGGGAAGAAGTGGAGGAAAAACAAGCGGCCTTAAACACTGAAATTGAACTGAATAAACAAGGCTTTGCCAGTAATGTAGAAACCCGTCGTAAAGAGTTAGAAGATGCCAAAGCCGCCCGCGCCCAAGCATTAAAAGAGCAGGAGAAAGCCCAAAAAAGACAGGCCCAAATTGATAGTTTATCTCAACTTAGTTCTTTGGCTACCGCCAGTGCCAATATTATTCAGGGGTGGAGTTCTTTACCCTTCGTTGGTCAGGTTATTGGGCTTGCCGCCGTTGCTGCTATGTTCGCCTCCTTTATAGCCTTGAAAGCTAAAGCCGGCAGTATTGCTAAAGCGGAGAAAGGATGGGATTATGTAGGAGGCAAAAGACACGCGCAAGGGGGCAATAAATACGTGTCTATGGATAGCCACAACGATATTTTAGAGATAGAGGAAGGGGAAAGAATAGTCAATAGAAAATCTAATCAAAAATACTGGCATTTATTAAATGCGATTAATGAAGATGACCAAAAGGAATTAGCTAATCTTTCTTTACAGTATTTATTGCAAGGAACCAACGTAGTTCCAGCTCCGGAAACGCCCAAAGAAGTAAACCGCCAATGGCAATCCTACCAGCAATCGAAAGAAACATCTAGCCAAGATTTATTATTAGAAGTCCGGCACTTACGCAAAGAAGTAAGCGACTTTAAAAAGCAAGCGGCCACCGTAAATAAGACTGACTACTTGCCTGATGGTACGAAGATTACCACTAAAGGAAATGTTACCCGAACTACCCATAAAGCCTAAACTTATGAAAATTCCATTTTTTCAGAATTTGTTCAGGGGCAAACGCCTGCTTCAACAACAAATAGAGGATCTTAAAAATGAGCTTCAGCAACAACAAACAGCTTATGAGCAGAAGTTAGCGGATACCCGGGAACAACACCTTTCTACTCTAATGAATATATCCCGCCAAGCTTTAAATCTTACCAAGCTAACAATTGATGTTCGGGACTTGGCAAAAGCAGGGAAGGATAAAGATTTAGCCAAGTGGGCCACCCAAAGCCATAATGAATGTTTAAATTTTGCTAATTCCATCCTAAACAAAGACATAAGAGCAGCTCTCAATAATCTGAACCCTTTAGCCGCCAGTCTCATGAACTTCATGGATAGCTTTAAGGAAGAATAAACCCAATTACAACCACTTAAAAACTGTAAACTGATGAATACTGAAAATACAACACTTACCGATAAGCAAGAACGCTTCTGCCAGGAATATTTAATTGATTTAAATGCTACCCAAGCTGCCATACGGGCTGGATATAGCAGAGAAACTGCTAATGAACAAGGCTCCCAGAACTTAGCAAAACTTAGTATTCACGCGCGTATAAGAGAGCTAAAATCTAACCGGGCGGAACAACTGCATTTAGATGCTTTCTGGGTATTAAAGCGCCTTATTGACATCTCTAACCGGGCCATGCAGGTTGAGCCGGTCCTTTGGTTTAATCCGGAAACTAAGCAAATGGAAGAAACGGGTGAATATCGCTTTGATTCTGCCGGCGCTGTTAAAGCTACGGAGTTAATCGGTAAACATATTGGCTTCTTTGAGGAACACAACAGCCAGAAAAAACCGGAAACTATCATTAAAAATACTTTCTCCTTAAAAAGACGGGCTCCCCTCCCAGTAAGAGAATAACTATCAAAGCTGTGATAAACCTGTGACAAATGGCAAACAATCCGAATCACTTAAATAACCTGAAACCCTTTAAAAAGGGAGTAGATGATCGCCGCAATGTTAGTGGTGAGAATAGAAAGATCCCTGCTATAGATGTACTGTTAGCAGAAGTCTTGGAAGATCCAATAAATGGGACAATATCTGCTAAAGCTATTCTATTAGCGTTAAGAGACAAAGCAATAAAAGGAGATGTAAGAGCAGCCGAGGTCCTATTAGAACGGGCTTATGGTAAAGCTTTGCAAAAAACGGATGTGAATCTAAAATTCGGGGTAGATTCTGAAGAAGAATACGTTGATTAAATATAATATCTACCATATAGAAGGCAAAATGATACAAGGTAATAATTGTAAAAGACGAACCAAACACGGACGGCCTCGCAGATTTATCACTCCTGAGGCTCTATGGCAGGCTGCTAGTGCGTACTTTGAATGGTGCGACATTAATCCACTTACCAAACCAGAATTGAATAGGTGGTATGGAAAACAGGACTGTATCTCCTTAATCAGGCCCTATACCCTTCGCGGATTTTGCCAATTTAATAAAATTGGTGTTAACTACTTAAAACAATTAAAAGCTAGTCTAGCGCCCCATGAACAGGAACTATATTTCACCATTATCCGCATTGAAAAAATAATATGGGTGCAGCAGTTTGAAGGGGCATGCGTGGGAGCTTTTAACCCGCTTATTATAGCCCGGTCCTTGGCTCTTAATAATAAGACTCAACAAGTAAATTTATTCTTCTAATAATTAAAAGGAAACACCTGATTCACATTGATATCATAAATGCAGACTAATGATTTTACTTGTGGAAGTAATCCTTTGAACTTAATTACTGCTGTATTTAGATATATTGGTATAATTTAAATTTTCTTTCGTAACTCCTTTTGATTAAAAATTAGAGTTACGAAAGAAAAAAGTTGTTTGATAAAGATTATTCTAAATTAACTAAGTTGTTTATTACAAACATTATTCTTTTATAAACCGGGCTTTGTAAACTACTTTACCCTGGCTATTTTCAATTTGGATAATGTAAATACCATTTTTTAATTGATTTACATTCAAACGCATATTATTAGGAGTGCTTGGTTTAGAAATGACCTTATTACCTTTTACATCATAAATTTGAATTACATCATTCTTGGAAATAACTTTCTCCGACGAATTTTTTAGATCAATGGTTAAAATAGATGTAACTGGATTGGGGTACATTTTAGCTCCTCCTTCAGAATTTAACAAAAGAGATTTACTTGGAATAAAAGTAGGACTATTAATTACTTGGCTTGGCTCACAGGTAAGAATATGAGCTTCTTGGTTGCCGCGCAGTGGGTAGCTTACAAAGGTTTTATCATCTATTACCTGCACAGCTTGTACCGTCCATTTGACAACTGTACCCGGTACTACTGGAATAGTTGCGGTACAATTTTGATTACTTGTACAGGCAATATTGTTGGCTGAATCAGTTTCAGTTTTCTCGTTAGAAAATGGATCTAAATAAGTTCCTTTTACAAGGTAGCTTTGATTACCACTACTGCCCTTCCATTTCACTGTAAGCGTAGTACATGTTACAGAAACTATATCCCCTGCTGCAGGTTTAGGTACAACTGGGCTTACAATTATTTGGCAGCATCCAGGACATTCACTTTGACCGGAAACTTTAAATACAATTAAAAGCCAGCTTAGGGCAAAAAATATTGTTGGTTTCATTGTGTTTAGCTTTAACAATTGAAATATATTATAAGGTTGAATATTTATCATTTTTGAAAAGATTATTGATATAATTAAATTACTGTATATGAAATAAAGGCATTATACCGAAGTCTCTTCCTTTATATTTAACAGATTAATATTTAAGCAGCTTTAGTAATTTCAAATACTAAGTCAGTTATTATTCTGTCTTTAAGTAGAAAGGACTTATTGTTGAATTAATTTATTCTAAACCTATTTTATCGACACTCCCCATTTTTTCGATTAGTTATTTTCCAAACAGGAGTTCCCATACGATTCAGTTCACAAGTCCACGTTTCAGTTACTATTCGCCTACCGCCTTTTGGTGGGCAACAATCTTCCATAGTGATTTTAGTAAATGTATCACTACTGACAGATTGATAAAACCCACATCTATCCCCTTCCTCTACATCAGGAGGTGGAGATAATGTTTTTAATCCAAAAGGGTCAACATTATTCAATGGATTATTCCCAACATACCTATATAGATTGTAATCACGTGCATCGAACCTAATTGGATCGAGTTGCAAGAACTTTCCTAATGAAGGTGAGTACATTCGATTGCGAAAATCATATAAGCCCAACTCTTGAGTTAATTCTCTTCCGGTAAACAGAAGGCGATTTTTATAAGCACTAGTGGCAAGAGTTATTTGAGTTGCATTTTTAATCGTGGGGCTTCCAAACACATCATAATTATACTTTTCTACTACATTACCAGAGAAATTTGTCAACTGAGTTACACTACCAAGAACATCCTGATGGTAAAAAATTGGCTCAATAGATGAAGCCCTCATTAAAATTTCGTCGAGTTCAGCTCCATTAAAATAAGAAAATACCTGGGCATCATTCTCATTTCTTTCTTCAATTAAGTTCCACTTATCATAATAAAGAAAAGTGATTGTAGTATTGATGGTACGTTTGACACAACGATTTCGCGGATCATAAGCAAAAGTAAAAGTAGTAGTTCCTTTTACTGCTTTCACTAATCGATTCTGCGAATCGTAAGAGTAAGTCCAGCCATTATGTACTGTTAAATTTTTGTTTTTGGAAAATGACAGAACATTATCAGCAACTTGGATATATTGATTCAAGTTATTGCTTTTATAATCAGTAGATGTATTATTTTCGGTTACCATGGTTCTATTACCCGTCATATCCCAAGCATAGTTTACCTCCCTGCTGGCATTAGTAGGTGTACCACCAGGGTTGGAAACATTATACTGCACCTTCGTTATTTGGTCCGTGGCATCATAAGCATACACATCCCCTTTGGCATTATCCCGCTGCACAAAAGTCCTGTTGCCTACTTTGTCATAACTATAGTCAAACCGTCCAAAAGATTTAGACTTCTGATGATCTAGGCTTAAAAGATGATTTGCCGCATCATATGTGTAATCCGTAAAGGTACCATTCTGCAATTTTTTTAGTATGCGATTACCATTTAAATCATAACTATAGGTTACCAAAGGTGCCTCCTCATTCCCGATGATTTTAATCTGGTTCCTACCGGTATAAGCATAACCCACTTCGGCACCTTCCGGGTAGGTAATGGTCTTAAGTAAACCATCTTGGTTATAGGTATAGCTTACTTTTTTAGCACTGCCCGCGCCAGCTACCTGTTGAGTTTCACTTATCCGTTCATTAGCCTCGTTATAGGTATAAGTTAAGGTACTTACACTGCTGCTTTCCGATAAAAGTCGGCCGGCCTTATCATAAGTGCGGGTAATGGCCGGGGTAATTTCACCGTTGTAAGGTGAGGTCCAAATAGATGCTATCTCGCGATTACGGCTATCATAAGTATACGAGCGTACCTGACCTGCCATAGTGGTATATTTAATTAAGTTTCCTAAAGCATCGTAAGTGTATCGTTCCGAGGTACCATCCGGGTAAGTCATTCGGGTTTGGCGGTTCAACTTGTCGTAAGTAAAATTATAGGTATTATTCTTCGGATCCGTTAGGGTAAGCATATTGCCCTCGGCATCATAAGTCATTTTGGTTAACTGTCCTTTCGGGTCAGTAGTACTCGTCACTCGGTTCAAAGCATCGTACGTGTAGCTATTAATGCCACCATCCGGCCTTATATCGGTTATCTTATTACCCACGGCATCATAGGTCCATTTGGTCTTATTTCCTAGCGGATCGGTAATAGCATTGCGGCGGTTTCTTGCGTCGTAGCTGATTGCCCACTGTTTTCCTTCCGGGTTAATGCGGGTAGTTAAATTGCCTACTACATCGTACTCATAAAAAGTAGTAGCCTCTTCCAACGTTCCAGCTCCTATTGTTTCCAGGGTTTTTTCCCACATTAAGTCGTATTCTACCTCAGTTTTTAAGCCGCTGGGTAAAACCCTTTGAGTAGGCTTATTATCCGTATGGGTACAACCGCAAATTCCACCCGGCAAATCGTAATAAATCTTGATTGTCCGACCGAGTGGATCGGTGCTGCTTTGAAGTCTCTTAAATTCATCAAAAACAGTTTTCCAGGTATGACCCAATTCATCTGTAGCCGAAGTGCGGCTCCCAAAAGAATCGTAGGCAAAAGAACGAGAACTGCCATCTGGGTACGTTATTTTGGTTTGTAGGCCCCGATCATTATCCCACTCTTGTTGAGATGTGTTTCCCCGGGCATCAGTTATAGAAGCTACTAAACCGGCACTATTATAGGTGTAACGGGTAATATTTCCTAAAGCATCGGTAAAGGAGATGCGCTGTCCTTTACTGTCATATTCATTTTTCTCAATTCCTCTATTCTTCCGAATATGAGTAAGCACCTGACCAAAGTTGTTGTAAGTAAACCGCTCATTTGCTCCATCCGGGTAATCAATACGGGTTACCCGATGGTGGAAATCCCGGGTATAGTTGGTTACCCGATCTAACTCATCGGTGTGGGTTAATACCAAATCCCATTCATCACGGGTCCACTTTTCCTTCGAACCATCCGGGTAGGTTATTTCTAAGGGACTGCCGTAAATAGTACGCTTATTGTAGGTGGTTACCCGGCCCAGTGCATCTTCTATTGTCTTAATAAAACCGGTTCCACCTTCATCATAAGTATATCGGGTGCGGCGCCCTAAGCCATCCCTAAATTCCTGCACTTTGCCCAAGGCTGCTATTTCGTAAGTATTTACCTTGCCATTAGGGAAGCAAACCTGTCTCTTTCCATCCTCCACAAGTAAGCTGGCCATTATCTCACCCGTTTTGCCGTTTCGTTCTTCCCGTATGTAACCAGCAGCAATGCTATCATTATAAACATAAATCATATTAGAAGCCGGCCCTTGATAGCGGGTATCAACGGCATGTTCCAACAAGGGAACACCAAATTGTTCGCTTTGCTTGTACGAATAAACAGCTTTTTCCCCGTTGCTGTAATCTACGCTGACTAAGCGTTCCCAACTGGAAACACCATCATTATACACATCGTAATTATATCTTACGCTACGCCCCTCATTTGTGGTTACTTGGGTAATTACCTGCTTATTATTTATTGTGCTATAGGTTATCTGCAAGTAACGGCCAGCCGGCTCAGTAACCCGGCTTAATAATCGGTCTTTATTATAGTGTAACTGGTAAAGATTACCCTGGCTATCTTTAATGTCCAATAACCGATAATAGTCAATTTTTGATGCCGTGGTGAATTGGCGAAAATGATATCTTTGACCATTCGCTTCCCGAAGGTAAAAATCATCCCCTTTTTGAAAAAGCTGTTTATCTACTCCATTAGCCGGATGCCACACATCTGCATTTTTATCTTTAACAAAGAGATTCCTTCCTCCTTCTGGGTAATGGATATACACTTGAGCTTGGCCATTTTCATTCGGTTTATCCATGTACATATCATACTGAAAGCTATAACGCCACATAGAAAAGCCTCCCCGTCCAATGCCTCCGCGGCTGTTGTAATTTCGCATCCAGGTTAATGGAATTTCGCCCACACTTCCCCATGCTTCTAAATCTTTCATTACACGGTGGACATTACCAGTATAAGGGTAGAATTTATTTCCTCCATCACAATTATTTTCACAGTCACAGGGGCAATCCAGACCACAATTATCATCATTACCACATTTGCCACCATAACCTGGAACAGGAATAGCACATATTATCATTAAGCTTAGTAAAAGCCCATAAAAAGCTTTTACAGAATGTATTGATTTCATAAGATTAACAGTTTAAAGTTTATTATGCGACATGGGTAATTTAGGGCCAACCCAAAGCTGTACTGTTTTAGTGTCACTACCTTTCTTTAAAAGCACTCGGTAAAGGCCCGGATCGGAGGTAACTTGCAATTCAAAAGTCATCTTTTTTTGAGTATCCAGTTGCGTAACTTTTACTTTCTTGCCATTGTCGAGAGTTCCTCCATCTAACATGATTATCGCCACCTTTTCACCTACTCTTCCTGCTGGGTAATTTAATTGCACGGGTACTTTCTGCTTGGGCTGAATACCGGAAACTTGGTCAAATAGCCCAAACTCATTGGCTTGTAGCTGGTATTTTTTTGAATCCACTTGTTTCGTTTTATTTTGCTGGGCTTTCTTAACGCCCGAATTGGATTTTGCATTTCCTGTTAGAGAAGGGTTGCTTATTTTTATTTCACAAAAGGCCTTCTCGCCACTTTGTACTTCGAAATCATCTATAGAATGCAAGTCCTGAGACTGCCCTGTATAAGAAAGAAGAAGGATAATAGCAGTTATATAAATTAAAGGCAGATGTAAACTATTAGGAACTAGTTTTCGATTTTTCATTTTGAGTAAACATTAGGGTAAAAAATAAGGTGAGCGTGCGTCAAACAAGTAGCTTTATTAACTGAATGGTCAATTTAAATCTCCTGCCTCGATCTTCTAATCCACAATCAGTACTGCTGAAAAGGCAATAAGATACTCGGACAATAATATGCCTTGATTTTGAGTACTTGAGGAAGTAATAAAACTTAATTGAAGGAAAAGCAAAATGCTTTAGGTCAGGAAACGCATCCTATATATTCCTACAAAAGTAATTCTGATAAAATAATGAACTTGAATAATAACTAAATCTGAATAAATAGGAGAGAATTGCAGGTGGTTCCTCCGTTTACACCCCTGAAAATAAAAATAACAGGGACAATGTGGGTTCATATCTTACTTAGTTGTTGGTGGCCTTATCCAACATTACATGGCAGCGTTTAAGGATGTGCTTGAATGAATAAACTAATAATGAAGCTTCATATAAATATACAACTAATAGCCAAATTGTTACCCCAAAATGGCTAGAATATTTTAAGATTTTTTTGTATCAGAGAAGCTAAATTATAGTATGCAGATTAATCCCTTAGTTAACCCGAAAAGGAGTAATTAAAAAATTAAAAGACCTGTTCCGTTCCCTTAGTACAAGGAAATATTAGGCGTACTGTTCAGAAGTTTATATTGCTGGATTGTAATAGGCTTTGTTGTGGACTATTAATTTACTAGCCTTGCTCCCAACGCGAGAAGGTAATTCTAATCCTGCAATTTAAAGAACAAGCAAAAAGGTCTTAATTATGGCTATGTGTTTTATTTAACAAGCAGATCTAAGGTTGATCTATATATTTTAGAATCACTTGCAGGTAACAGCAGGACCATCTAGGATAATATCTAGGAGTTTAGGGCAGAGGAATAGGGAATGGCATTATAGGTAATAAAAATTACAGCGAACCTTTGTTTAGGCTATTTATAAATAATTAAGAATTCGATTGGAGATTATATAACTCTTTTCTTGCCTCTGGATTTAAAACTACACCAACCAGATTGATGTTTTTAGCTTCTTCATGACCAAGGTCTTTTCTAATCTCTCGCAAAAATTCATCACTAGCAGTAATTATTTCAAGCACGTTTGTATTACCTGCTATTATATTATCATAAGTTAAATACTTTTTAATCAGTCTTTCACTCCCCCAATTAATTAAGCCCTTTTTAAAGTTCATTAATTCATTCAAGGTTTCTTGAGAAAAATCCTCCTGACCCACCCTTGAATTGTGAAATGAATCAAATAATGCATTATAAAAGTGACTATAAACTTTTTGCTTTTCTTTTAGTATTAAAAATTCAAACTCACGCTCTTTGGTTTTCTTATGATTAATATTTACAGCAAGCACAGATGTAACAGCAGCGGATATAGCTGCTGTAATACCAAAAACTGACACTTTAGTTTCTGGCTTATCCACGAAAAAAACAGCCCAAGTTAAATATCCTATAATTAGACAACCAAGAAAAGCCATCCAGAAAATCATCAACCAATCTTTTTTCATTTCACTTTAACTTAAATTCATCAATTTATTACCTCATATCTAAGTGAAAAAAATTTAGGATAAATTAGTATTATTCCAATAAAAATTGCACTAACATAGTTAAATATATAAAATTTTATACCTATTGTAGAAATTTTTCGTATATTTGTATGTGACTTGCTTGGAGCCCGTGCTCTTTGCCAGGCCACGAAAAGCCCTCGGTTTGTAACCGGGGCATTTTTTTTTATTTGCGCACTATTCCTAATTGATCGATATTACTTGCTTGTTTTAATAAAATAGGTTCAAGTGTATTAAATACTCGATCTAACCCATACTTCTTTAAACTTCCTTTCGGGAATTCTTTTCTATATAAGCAATGAGCAATAAAGTCAGCAGCTTGTATTATATGTGAATGAGACGAATCTCTATAAAATATATCTTCAATTATATTATCAATAACTGGATTGTGATATCTCTGAAAATGTGAGGTGACAGGATTATAAACTCTCATTTTTCTAAGCAATGCTCTTAAAATAGCTTCTCCGGAATCATCACTTATTATTATTCCTTTGCTGTTATCCGTTTTTTTTAAAAAGGTATCATATCTTTGAATTAACCTAGACCAAGCTAAAACTTGAAAATCTTTGCATTGTGGAAGTTCTAGTTTCTTCAAACAGATATTAATTATCTTGCCTTTTGAAAATATTATCGGCATTTCACTAACAAAGGAATTTATCAAAGCCATACGCAGGTATTTAGGTATTGCTTTATATTCTTCTATTTTCTGAATGCGAATAAGTTCAGAGCAATGTAACTCAACCCTGGGTTGTAAACCTATAGAGTCTCTTAAAGACTTTCTATATTTAACTAATCTTTCTAAGCAATCCTTCCAATCATTTACATGAATTATGATCCCACTTAATATATAATGTTGAGAATTACCACCTGTAAAGACTCCAGCATCCCCGCTTTCATCAACATACATTAAATACATAAATCTATCTAATACCTGTTATTAATATATTTTCTGATCGCCATGAAAGCACTATTTCATTTATCATTATAGAATTCTACCCAGACTGCCCATATAGCCACACCTAAAACAGCAACTGAATATAAAACTGTTGCAATTGTTTTGGCCTTAATCCACCACGCAATGTATCTTTCCTTTTTATGTTTTTCGATATAGCCACCTTCAGCTAAGAAATATTTACCGTCAAACGTTAAATAAACAGTTGTATTTCCAGATGTGTGAATTTGGCGCCCAACATACCCGTCCTTTATCAATCTTTCTAAAATGGGCAGCAACTCTCCTTCTTCAAAAATTAACCCTTCATGAGCGGTTGATAAATCATTTATATTAACTGTTGAACGAGGATATTTATTTATTAAAGTAAGCACATTGTCTAATTCCTGATGAGGATTCCTAAACATTAGTAAATATAGTATTTATTAAATATGTTATCATGTAAATATAAATTAAATTAATGAACATACTATCTCTCTAAAAGGTAGTTCTTCGGAAAAAACAAAACATTTAATAAAGAAGCCCGACACTATATCGGGCTTTTGCTTTTTATTTACTTTCTATTTTAAACCCTAAGGACTGTAGGTTGCCGGTTAATAACTAGAAAAAACAAGAAGGGCCTACATCTATCTTATTAAATTGGGGGTAATATCAAAATCCCACTCTGTAACCGGAGAATCCCATGTTCCTAAAGCTAGGATATTAAAACCCATTTCTTGGAGTTTTTGCTGAATATTATTAAGTTGGTCCGCTTCTAAGGCTTCAAAATGGCCCTGAGCAACTATAAAGACACAAATAGGACTTTCCTCTTCCCAGGTAATTCGTAGTTCATACTCTTCTGCATCGTAACGAAAAGCAGTGCCTGGTTCATCTCCATAATCAAGTACCTTCCAATCCTCTGGATTAACTTTAAAATCTGAAGGAAGCACTATTCCTACTAGCTCAATTAATTCCTCCCTGGTAATAGTGGATATAAGTCTCATATGTTTTATTTTTTAGTTTTCTGATACTGCCAAAGTACGAATACAAAATTATTTTTACTAATATTTTTAGTTATTTTGATTTATTTACTAACTATACACAAAATAACTAAGTATAATAGCATTATGACAAAGCAACAAGAAGAGAGTTTTGAAAGAGTAATTGATATGCTGCACTCCTGCGAGGGGTTGATGCAACAACTACACGAAGACATTGAATCCCTTAAGCAAAAACCTCACATGGTCGGTCGGTTTGATATGAATAATGATACTTACCACCAGTTTAACGCGGCCTGGAACCAGTGTTGCGGCAACATGGCTAGGGCAGCTAATAACCTACACTTTCTCAGAAGAGATTTTGAACCGGAGACTAAGCATCTTGCTCACTGGATGGAAGTATTGAAAAATAATCCTTTAATAAAGTAAATGTTTACACGAAAGGGTAAAAGCATGGATATACAGCCTAACTACAAAATAGTGCTGCGCAGAGAAAACAGCGAAAAGGACTTAATGATTATAGATCACCTCACCGAAGCAGAAGCCAATAAGGTGTTTAAAAACTTACAATATCCTACCATTCATGGTGGCTATGTAAAAGTATACTTCTTTAAAGATATGATTACCAGAAAAAGCGAGATTAAATAAGATCCTTATTTAGGATTAGGAAAGTCAACAATACCAGGTAGTGGCTTTGCTTTCATCTCCTGGGCTTCATAGGGCGTTAGAAGGGCTAATAACTGCTCCTTTGATAAGCTATTATCCAACCAGAGTTTTTCCGTTTCCCGGGTTAATATTACCGGCATTCGTTCCGGATGAATAGGTTTTACTAACTCGTTGGCAGTTGTGGTAATAATGGTGAATGAAGATACTATTTCTCCCGTTTTCTGATCTATCCACTCATCCCATAAACCAGCCATGGCAAAGAGCTCGTCCGATTTTAAATTGATAAAATATATTTGCTTTTCCTTCTTGGTTTTCGGATTAGGTAATCGTTGACCAAACATGTCCGTCTCTTCTGGAGTCACATCCTTCCATTCATAAAAGCCACTAGCGGGCACTAAGCAGCGCTTTGTAGTAATAAGGCTCCGGAAGGAAGGCTTCTCAGTGAGTTCTTCTGCTTTCGCATTAAATGTGCTGTATTTAATTTTACGTTCTTTGGACCAATGCGGCAAAAGCGTCCACTGCATAAAGGTGAGGTTCTTTGGATCTTTGTTAGTTATCACCGGTAACACATTCCCTGGAGAGGCATTATAATTGGGCTTATACTTCTTATCTATTTGCAAGTCAAACCGCTCTTCCAATACATTAATATCTTTAGTTTCTGAGTAACGTCCGCACATATACTTAAAGTCAAGAAAAGCCAACACTTAGACTAACTATTTTACAGAGTAACTTACAGGATACTGCCCAAATGATTGAATAACCTTGTTTATATCCTGAAAGATAATGTTTTGTACGTTGCTTTTGGCTGTAGCGTACTCCCAATCATAAAAATCTGTTGCTTTTGTTCCAGCTAAAGCACTTGATTTTAATTGCCATTTCATCCTAATTACTACTAGTCCACTATCTGTCACTGATGAATTAACAATGTATGCATAGTTTAAGCGGCTTGTATCTTTAGATCCTGTAGAAATAGTAAAGGAACTAGTATCGCTTTTATCAATACTGTAGCCATTAGCAGCTAAATGTATACCCCAGGCGGTAAAAGCTTCCGAAGCTGGTAGCCCCGTATTAACCGTAATTGTATTATCCTTTTTGGTTTGCGCAAAAGCATGCAAAGAGAGAAAGAAAACAAATAGTAAGGTATAAATTCTTGTCAT